GCCGTAATAGGTAGCCTATAAAAAATTGCACCGTTCTCCATAATTGCGTGAAAAAGAATAGACTTGCCCGTAATGGAACTAATACCAAAGATAATGCAATCTTCAACTTCACCGTGATGACTCTTAAGATCATAAAGATATTCTCTCCTTATTTGAGCGTATTCTACAGGAATGTTTGCGTTTAAATAAGCCATAATTAATCATAAATATCGCCCCAAGTATCCCCATGTTCATAGTCTACTTTATTGGGTATTTCTAAATTAACAGCATTCTCCATAATATCAATTATTTTATCTGCCTTCTCTTGAGACTCAACAGATATATCTAATTCATCGTGTATTTGTATATGTGGTAAAATACCTTCTTCATATAAATCTAACATAGCTTTTTTAGTCATATCTGCTGCGGATCCTTGAATAAGTTTATTAAGAGCTTTGTATGTCATTGCTCTTTTTAAATGTCTTAAATCTCCATATTCTTTTATTGCTTCGTCAGTGGGTAAAGCTTTATGAAAACCAAATGATTTTGGTTCCCACTTATTAAATCTACATCTACGTCCTCCAAGTGTTTTTATATGTCCTAACGTTTGAGCTTGATTAGAGGTCATAGTCATAAGCTCTTTTACAAATGGCACACTATCGTGGTATTGCTCAAAAAGTTCTTCTGCTTCTTCTTTAGATCCAAGACCTAATTCTGCCTGTAATTTATTTTTACCCATACCGTAGAAAAGACCTAGATTGATTGTCTTAGCTTGTGTTCTAGATATGTTTGCCATGTCAGCAACTGTTTGGTGGAAATCTACAGAGTCTTTTTTAAATGCTTTTACGATATCTATTACTGCTTGATCATCTTTTACTACAGGTGTTGAGGCTGCAAAGTGAACTACAAGTCTTGGCTCTTGTTGTGAATAATCAAAACAACCCCACTTGCACCCTTCTTCTGGGATAAATAAACCACGTATCAAAGGGCCTAAATCTTTATTTCTTGCAGGTATCTGCTGTAAGTTTGGATTAGAATAACTAAATCTACCCGTAACTGTGCCTCCTTGATCAGACTTTATTGGGTTTATATCCGCGTGTATTCTACCTTTATAGTTATGTTTTAATATAGTATCTATAAAAGTAGTATGCGCCTTGTTAATTTCTCTTGCTTTTGCTATGCTCTTAACAATTGGATGTTTATGAGTGGAAAGGAAGTTTTTAGTAAATGAAGGTGAGTTTGTTTTCTCGGTTCTGGCGTAGGATAAGGAAAGTTTGTCAAACACTTTGGAGATTGATCTTGCTGCCCATATTTGAACATCTTCTCCTGTTTCTTTTTTTACTTCTAGTAGGAGTTCTTCTTCCTGTGTACATAACTGCCTCTTCAATTTATGAGCACGTTCGACATCGACACGAACGCCTTTAAATTTCATATCAATTAAACAAGGAAACAACTGTGTTTCCAAATCAAATACTTGTTGAAGATTTTGTTTTTGTATATCTACAGATAAACGTTTAAACAATTCTAAAGTTAAGTCTGCATCTTTTTCAGCATAAGTTCCAACAAACATAGCAGGTAATTTGTATAATTCTTTTTTAGGATCAACACCAAAAGATTCTGCAGCTTCTCTCAATGCTTGTTCATTTTTAGTTTCGTTTAATTCATGAAAAGAAATACTATTTAAAGAATAAGACCACCTGTTTTCGTCAATTAAAGAAGCCATAACCATGGTATCTATGATGTGCCCATTAATAGGAATGCCATATGCTTTTATCCAGCATACATCATACATTGCATTATGAAATATTTTAGGACAAGGTAATGCACATATTTTTTTAAACCATTCTAAAACTACTCTTCTATCTATATTACCACCACCTTCGTGTGCTATAGGGTAGTAGCCTTTCCATCCTTCTACTGCCAAAGCTATGCCTACAATTTCACCATGACCTTTAATTGCACCAGATCCTCTTGAAGTTAAATCAGGATCTTTTGTTTCTAAGTCAATAGCAATATATTTTGCATCACTAAGATCGGGGAACTCTTCTGGACAGTTCCACTCAGTTTGTGGTCTAAGCATCATTTCTTTTTTTTCTTTGTATCTTTTAACTTCTTTTTCTCTAGTTCGCAATAGTGGATGATTTTGTCAAGATCCTCTACACCGTTCTTGTGCATGTATCTACACACATACTTTATAACACAGCCTTGAAAAAACGAGAGGTTATTTTTTGAAATAAACTCGTACGGCTGTATGTCAAAGTACATGTAGTGGGATCCACCTACCTGCTTATAGTGTGGTTTCTCTTCATCCATTATTTTTTCAAACATGTTTACGTCTGTCATACGATTGCTCCTCCTATTAAATAATCTGTCTCTCCTTCGTTTTGTGTCATTACATATAAATTTTCTTTTGTTCTTGTAACACCCACAAAAAATACTCTATGCTCTGTATCTGGATTTTCTTGTGCACTCTTATATACTATACTTTCTAAATCTGTAAACAAGATAACATTCTCACATTCTTCACCTTTAACACCATGTATTGTAGAAATTTTAATTCTTGCATCAGCCATAAGATCATCATTGCTTTTTAGAATGGTTCTAATGTAGACTTTTGTTTCTTCTGAAAAATTTAACGTCTCCCAGCTCCCCGTTGCTCGCAACCCGTGTTCAGCTCTTAGTCCCTCTATATTTATCTGTCCTTCTTCAATTTTATCCAGTGTCTTACCTGAAGAGTATCCTCTTTCTATGTGTCCGTCTTTTACTCTTAGTCTGTCCCACATTTTTTTAACATCTTCTATGTCTACGTACTCACCCCTATTTAATTTTATCCAAGTTCTATACGCTATGACATAGTCTTTAGGTAAAAGATCCTGTGTTCTTGTATCAAATCTTAATCCCATATTCTGTATTCTATCTTTTACTGGATCTAACAATTTGTTAGTTCTAGCTAATATGAACCATTTACCTTTAGTAAAATCTAAATCTTTAAACTTCTTTTCGTACATACTTACATAACCCTCTGCATCTCTAGGTTCCCATTTTTTAGGCATACGAGTTCTCATTTGATCTAATATAGACTGAGCTAATTTATGTACAGCTCTCGGTACCCTCTGTGATTTTATTTGAGGACACATCTTACCTTTTAAATTTATAAAAATACGAGGATCAGCCCCTTGAAATGAGTATATGGTTTGATCGTCATCACCCGCTACGTAAGAGCGAAGTGTATGACTCTCTAGTTTTTTAAACATATCCCACTGCAAAGGACTTAGATCCTGTGCTTCATCAAGAAAAATGGCGTCTAGTGGTGGACCAATAACGTCGTCTTTCTTAACAAATCCGTCAATCATATCTACATATTCAAACATACCTGTGCCTCTCTTAAATTCGTTTAAGTGCTCAAACAGATCTCTCGTTTGATATGTGTTAGTGTTGTAATGTAATTCTAATTTATAAGCAGCTTCATCTATTTTCATTTTTGTATTTCTTGCGTATTCAATAATCTTCATGTGATTATGTTTGTATCTAACTTGACCTAGCTCATCTGTATACGCCTCAAAGAAAACGTCTCTAGATCCAGGATAAAAGTTTTGAAATGTTTTCCACTTTTTACCTTGTAATAAATTTGCTTTGGGATCTAACCCTTGTGCTTCTACTCCTAACGCATGCATGGTTTGTACAATAACGTTTGGATTGGTTATTCTATTTCTTATTGTTCTTACAGCTGCTCTACTGTATGCGATAAAAGCTATTCTCTCTGGTTTTGTTTTAAATACATCTATCTCTTCGTTCAAAAAGTTTAACAATGTTCTTGTCTTACCGGTCCCTGGTGGTCCAGGTATTATAACTCTGTGTTCTCTTTCGCTCATTTAAATGGTGGGTCTTCTATTTTTTTAGCCCTTATGATTGGTTTATTTAATTCTACTTCAGATATCTGTATGTATCTCACACTCTTTTTATTTATCTTGCCTCCTATCTCCTCTGCACCAAATTGTTTTTCTAACATTCTTGCCGTAACATTTTTTGGATATCTTTTTTCTGGCCATGATTTTGTTCTTATTAAAAACTTCCAGAAGTCCTTAAATTTAAAATATGTTTTACCGTTCTCTGTAAAAGATTGACCAAGTAAAAGAGAGTTAAAATCTTTACCTGGTGCCCGTGTTATGTAATCAGTTAGTATTTCTTTTAGCTGAACATCTATTTTAGTAGACTCAGGGGCTTCTATAGGTAATGCATTCTTCAATAAGTTGTTAATGGCTTTTCTCCAAACTAATTTTGCTACAGGAGGCATGGCTTGATTTATTTGTTCTAAACATTTTAATGAAAACTTATCTGGGTCATGAAGATGTATTGAATCTACTTCAACTTGTTCATCACCTATTGTTACATAATACAATGGTGGATCTGACTCGTACTTTTGAATTTCTTTTATTTCTGTTTCAGGTAGACCATCCCCTATACCAAATTCTTGCATGACACATTTCTTTGCATTGCAGAAAGATACAATAGGTTCGTCTTTACATTTATATTGATAGTCTTGTTTATCTACAGAGTTAGCTACATTATCTACTCTTGATTCCTCCATAGGTGGATCACAATAAGTATTGTTGTAATGATGAAGTTTACCCTTCCAACCATTTGGATATCTTTTTTTAAGATAAACACCAAAGTTATAGATAGCATTATTTCTATGTCCCTTACCTATTCCTTTTTTAGATAACGATACTAAACATGGTGGTGCACCTTTTAATAAATCGGTATCATCTTTCTCCTCTTCCACACTTAATTCTGTTAGTTCTGTCTCAGTTAGTTTTATTTTTTCATGTGCTTCAAAAAATTGATATATATCCATTGCTGACCCATCATCTTTGATTCCATATCTCATAGACAACAAAGCATTATGGTAAGGTAGATTTAAAAAACTACCTGTGCCTCCCTTGTTCATATCTACTTTATTTTGTTTAGGAAATATCTCTGCATTTGCATAGCCAAGTTTAGCTGCCATTTCTTTTAATCTACTTCTAAATACTGCAGCCGGTGCAAAAGTATCTGTAAATAAAAATACATGTGCCCCTCCTGATTTAGATCTACATACTAATAATGGAAACTTGTTCTTTCTAATTTGTTTTATTAATTCTTTGTGATCAAAGCCGTTGTATTGATCAATATCTATGCATGCCCACTTACATTTGTTTTTTTCATTTATAGGTATAATACCAAGAGCAGGATCTTTACCCTTTAAATGATCAAAAAACATTTCTTTAGTTGGAGGTTTTTTAATTATAAATGATTTTGTTTTGTGTTTACCACGATCATCAAACTCGTCTGTTTTCCTTGTTTGACCGTATGCACTATACGAACCCTCAAATATATTTATGAATTTCTCTACGTCTGTCATGTCCACCATTTTGCTTTCGGAGGCGGGACGAAGCAACGAACCGCCCCCAAAATCATTTATGCTTTGTCTTTGATACCTTCGTAGAACTTCTTAGCTCGTTCATACATTTTAGTATCTTCTAGCATTTTAACTTTTTCAACGTTGTAGCCATACCATTGATTACCTTTACCTGTATTTAATACAGAAGATAATTTATATATGTGGCTGAACGGTGGAGGAGTGAAAGGACCATTCTTACCGTCAAAACTAATTGACTTCATCATGGAATTCCATTTCCTGCTAATCTTACCTTGAGATGAACTCATAGATATCATTGCAGTTTCTGAACCTCTTTCTCCTAAAATGATTACAAAGTGCTGACCAACAGTTAAAATATAATTACCATTTTGTAATCTATCTTTACCATCAGGTCCCTTTGTAGTTTTATCTAGAACATCAGATGAGTCTGGAAAGATATTCTCAGGTCTACCTGAACCTGTTCCATAATCTGCCCATTCTTGATACTCTAATTTATAATGACATGGAATAACCTGTATTCCTTTGTCACCATCATATAACTGTTTCGTAACAGTGTTTAAAAACATACCAGGTTCTGCACCTTCTACGTAATTTTGATTACGCTTCTGTGCTTCTGCTGATCCGTTCTGTAATAGTTTTAAGATAGGTGGAGCCAGACTTTCTGTCTTCACATTCTCAAAACCTTTCTGTGCATCTGCCTCAAATAAACCTGCAGATGGTAGGTTTGTCTTTTTAGTAGTTACTTGTTTCTCGCTACTCATTTCTAGTTTCTCCTTGTTATTTTTGTTTGGTTACCTTCAAACGGTTTAAATAGCTCAGTCGGAACATCTTGACCATTTTCAAGACGCTCCCTCACTAGAGCTTTTAGAGTCATAGGGTTTACACCAATCTTTTGAACTGGCTCAAACCCTTGACCCTTTGCAAGGTCCGCATACGCGGCCGCCTTGTTGTCTTCGCCACGACCAAAGGTAACGGTAATGTCATTTTTAATAACATCACCTAGACCGTTGTTACGAAGCCATGTAAAAGCTGCTTCCTGTTGATCTTTTGGAATAGAGGCACCGTAGATTTTTTTGATCTCTACTGCTTCACCATCTTTCAGCTTTAATTTTGTAATTTGCATCTCATCCATCATAGCTGGTATTTCAATGCTAGAAACTGTTCTTGCTTTTTCTTTTAATTTTTTTAGAGACTCTTCTGCATTTGCAATCTCATCTTCTAAATCTTTTAATTCTAACACTTTGTCAGATAATCGCTTTGCAGAATCTACCTGCTCAACTGATTGCATTCTATCATTTTCAAAATCTATTTTTGTCATAACTTTCTTGCTGTCTTATATATAGGTTTATAATATATTTGTCAAGTCCCGTGTAAATTAATTTCTACAGGATAGTATTTTCTTTCTTGTTTATCCCATTTTAGTAGGTTGTATTTACCATTTGTTATTTCAGATACTATAGAACAAGCCACACCAATTATGGCAGGATCGCCTGTAAGTAGTAAATAGTCTCTTGATTTATAGTCTTTTAATTTTTGTTTTAATGTTTGAGTTACATACGCAGGACTCAAAATGATCTGTGAGTTTTCTGGTAATAAAACTTTTAAATTACCAAATTGTGTTGCACCAATAATATTTATTT